GCTCCGGCGGCTTTTGCGCCGGTCACGAGCCCGCCCTTGAGCTTGTTTCCGAAAGAGTCGGTCTCGTCGCCCGCGTCCTTGACCTCTTTCCCGTACTCGTCGATAGACTCGGCGCACCTGTCCGTAGAGTTCCGGGCCTCGTCGAGATAGCGGTTATTCGCCTCGAGGTCGGAGCCGAGCGAGTTAAGCTCTCTCTGCGCGTTGTTTATCTGTGTCTGCCACGAGTTGACGGCGCGGGTCGCCGCGTCTTGGTAGTTCTGTGCCTCGGAGAGCTCCCGGTTATAACCCTCGAGTTCCGCCGTTAGCCGGGCCTGCTCCTCGCTTGTATCCCCGCTTTCATCAGCGAGGGCGGCGAGCGCCTCCTCGCACCGCTGGATATTCGCGCGGGCCGTGTCTACCCGGTCTCCGTAGGTCTCTTGTGCCCTTTGCGCGTTCTCGAGTGCCTCCCGGAGTTTGGATACCTTTTGTTCCTGCGTCTCGTACATACGGGAGATGGTATCTCCCCTCGCCTGTAATGCCTCGAGGCTGTTCGCCTGTCCCGCAAACTCGGACTCTACGAGTTTTAGCTCGGATTTCAGCGTCCCGAGCTCCGAATTTATGTTTTTGATGGACGCTTTGTATTCGGCCTCGCCCTCGACCGCTAACCTTGTCGATATTGTACGGGTCGCCATTATACGCCCTCCTCCCGTTTACCGTGCTCGCGGAGGTATAGCTCCCATAGGTCGAAAAGCTCGCCGGGAGGCATAAAGAGCGCCTCCGTTACCGATATTCCGCACCGTGTAGCTATGCGGTAATACTCCGCCCGCTTGATGGTGTTTTTTTTTGACGGAGTTCCTCGAGGCCCTCGTCGTATTCGTCGTCCCCGGCGCTCTTGACCTCTCGCCCATACCCGAGCGTTACGGCCTTGATAACCGCGTTCTTTAGGTCGACGATTTCATAGGTCGGCACGAGGAGCCGGAACGTATCCGCGTCCGGTATCTCCCCCGGCGCATACCCTAACCGGCGCCGAATGAGCTCGCCCCGCTCCGCCATGAACGCGGCGGCGGTGCAAGCCGCGTCGAACCCCTCGCGGGTGTCCTGCTCGAGTTGCTCGAGGAGGAGCTTTGTACCGCCGAACGTGTCCCGTATCTGAAACATAGCCTCGCCGTCGAGGACGAGGTAATAGGCCGTCCCCTCGACGGTGAATTTTGCCGCTTTCATGTGTCAAAGCCTCCAATCGGCAAAGCGGGAGGCGGTTTCTTACGCCGCCTCCCGTTTTGTTATCAGCCGCCGCCGGGGGCGGTATTCCCGAGTTTTTCGTCGCACCACGCGATAACGTCCGCCTCGTTCTCGAACTCCTTACGGATACGCCATGCGCCGGAGTTGCAACGGAACACGGTAAAGGTGGTCGTGGACGTGCCGAACGTGATAGAGCTCCCCTTTGTGGCCGCGCTGTCGTTTCCGAGGATAGCGTTCACAAGGGGATGGAAAACGCCCTGATAGACGCGCACGCCGTTTCGGATAAGCACCTTGTAATAGGCGAGACCGCCGCGCGGCGCTACGTCGCTGTCGGAGTCCGTGAGCTCCTCCTCGAGCTCGTCCAGCGTTGCCCCGTGTAGGGCCGCGTGAACCTCCGCCGTCTTGTCGTCCGTCTGCAATTCCAGCGAGCCGGACGCGAACATATCAATTTTCTCCGCGAGCGCGTCGTCGCCGTAGAGCTCGCCGGAGGCGTTGGTAACGGTGAGGTTAGCCGCCACGAGCTTACCAATCGTTACGACGCTCTCGAAATTGTAGGTCGGGAGCGCGTTGTCCGGCGTGGTAGCCACGGGCGCGAACCTCGGCCTCTTTGCTCCAAACTGCGCCATATAGATTTACCTCCTCATAGGTTTTTACTCTTGAGAAATCGGTCGTACACGCCCGCCGCCGCGTCGACGGCGGAGTCGGCCTTTTTCTCGTTTGCTGTTTGTATGAACGGTCGCCCCGGCTGGCCCGCTTTCCCGAACTCATTCACAAAGGCGACCTCTGCCACGCGCCGGGAGTTCCCGTCCCGCCGCGTGCCCTGCGGGTAAACGTAAATCGCTTTCCCGTCTTTCGTTTCCTTGAGCTTTTTGTCGTAGGTGATACTCTGCGCCGTCGTTCCGGTGTCGTAAACGCCCATAGCCCGTGCCTCTTGCGCCTGTGCCGGGGCGATAACCTCGGCCTCGGCTACGAGCATTTCGAGGAGCACGGAGTCGGGTATCTCTGCGATAGCGGAGAAATCCCCTATAAGCTCCTCGAGCCCGCTCGTGTTGATTTCTGCCATAGCTATACCGCCTCCGCGTCCTCGCACTCGAAAACGTAGTGTTGCCCGGTCTCATCCGAGGCCGGAGTGATAGACGGCCTCGTGAACCCGGCGGCGACGATACGGCGGGTAATCTCCCGCCGGGTCGCCCGCGTGTTCAGCTCGTGAGGGGCGAAATAATGCACTTGCACGAGGGCCCGGTAATGGCCCGCGTCATCGTCCCCGAAATCGTCGGGTATCTCCGTATAGTTGAACGTGATATACTCCGCGTCGTCGCCCTTGTAGGTGTTCGCGGCGGCGGGGGAGTTCATGAGCCCGTCGAAAGCCTCGACGAGCCGCGCCTCGATACTCATTTCTCCGCCTCCTTGAACTTCGAGCACTCGAGCTCGTACATTTCCCGCGCCTCCGTATAGGCCCGCTCGACCTTGTACCGCGTGCCGTTCCAGACAAGGCGCTCTTGTCCGGCGTAGTCGGCGGCGCGGAGCTTGACCGCGATAGCGAGGGTAACTCCGATTTGCTTTGCGGCGTAGAACTCGGAGCGCCGCACCGATTGAACGTCGGCGAAAACCTCTGTCTCCTCGACGGCCTCTTTCGGGTATCCCTCCTCGTCTGCGCCGTGGGTGACGGCCTCGAGCGTCACCGTATCCCGCCAATACATGAGCTATCCCTCCTCCGGCTCCGGCTCCTCCGCCGCGATATATGCGTCCGATAGGGTGAGCCCGTTCCGCTGTTCCTTGTACGAGGCCCGGTATTTCTCCGAGTCCTCGTTATCGAGCCCGAACTCGGCCTTTACATAGGTCGCGACCGCCCGCAAGATAAGCGGGTCGGTCTCGTCCTGTGCCTTGACCTCAAGAACGCCGCCGAGCACAAGGTCGGCTCGGGCGGCGTTAATGAGGTCTTTCAATTCGGAGTCGAACGCGGTCGAGGTAATTCTCATGTACTGCCGGATACTCGTCAAATACGAGTCTCCGATAGCCATTTAGAGCCCCTCCCTTACGCGCTGGCCTTTGCCAGATGGACGAACGCGCCGAGACCGGCGGCGGGCTTGCTGTCGAACACGCAAGAGCCGAGGAAGTCGATAGAGTTCGTCGCGAGGCCGGAGTGTTCGCTCTTGACGACGGTAATATCCTGCGAGTAGTTGCCGATGATGTAGGAGAAGTCGCCGAGATACGCCTCGTTCGCGGCTACGGAGCCGGTGAAATAGACCTCGTTACCCATGATGTAGTAACGACCGTTCGCGAACTCGATAAGGTTGTTCTTGCTCTTGTTCATCAGGGGGAAGAAGTCGGAGAAGAACGTCGCCTTTCTCATGCACCACACGGCGTTTCTCTCGTAGCCGTCGCCGAGCATACCGTACAGGGCGACCACGTTCGCCTCGGTGAGCGTGCTACCGTCGGCAACGGTGATTTGGTCGGTATTGTCGGTGTACGCGCCGCTCGCGCCCTTACCGGCGGTAGTAACGCCGCCCGGCTGGTTGGAACCCGTGCCGGTGAAGATGTAGCTCTCAATCTTCCGGGCGATAGACTCCGCGATAATCTCGACGACGTAGCTCTCAAAGGCGGAGAGCGCCATTTCGGAGCACGCGCGGGAGGCTTTCACCAGCTTTACGATTTCGTAGCCGGTCAGGTTTACGGACGTGAGGGAGTCGCCCGCCGGGGTGATAGCCGCGTTCTCTGTGTGGAGGGCCGCGTCCTCGTTCACGCCCTCAACGGCAAACTTCATGTTGCCGGGAACGTGGAAGATACGGCACCGCTGGAGGATGGGCGCGACCTCGTACATTTTCTTGATGATCTGATTTGCGGTCGTCTCCGGGATAATGGGGAGCGCGGAGTTCGCGGCGGTGCTGTACGCCCTCTGCTCCGCGTCAGTGAGGGGCTTACCCTGCAAGGTTTTCAGCCACGCGGAACGGTAGAGCTTTTCGTCTACCTCCTCGGAGCGGCTCTCGGGAGTGTTCACGCTCACGGGATTAGCGACCGCCGCGCCGCTGTTGAGCATACGCTCGATGTTCTGCCGACGCTCGAGGCCCTCGGCCTCCTCGTTCAGCTCGCGGAGCTCTTTCTCGAGAGCGTCCATATCCGCCTTATCGTCTTTCTCGATGATGGAGCGGATTTCAGCCTTGCGAGCGCGGATTTCTGCGAGTCTTTTCTCGATGTTCATTTCTTTACCTCCATGTTTTTTGTCAATAGGTGAGTGCTATCAACCTCTTACGCCGCCGGGCTTGCTCCAAAGCCGCAAGCTCTTTCTCGTGCTCCACCGCGAAAAAGCTCCGCGCCGCAATCGAGGTCTCGTTATAGGCGGG